ATTAATGCCTTTATCCAGCAACAGTGCTTTTGCTGTATTTACCATTACACTATAAGAGTGGTAAATTGCGTCTGACCAGGCACCTGCTTCAAATGCTTCGCCAGCCCATTGCAGTTTTTCTTCACCTTCCAGTAACAGCGTAGCTACAAGATCGATAACCACACCGGCACACTCACCAACACCAATCGCTGTTTCAAATGTTTCTTCATGTCCCCAATCAACGTATTCGTCGTCTCTCAATGTAGAAAGATCAGCAATTGGCTTCAGCAACTGGTAGAAATAGTCTTTTCCTTTTGCATCATAATACTGGTGAAAACTTTCATCTTCAGCAGAATTCGCATTAAAATCATCAAGTACCGCACGCAGTACTGCAGGGGCACGTTTTGTTGGCGTTTTAATCACACGCTCCGCTACGCGGCCTTCGCCATTTCCAACCGTTCCGCCACCCAGCATAACCTGTACAGCCGGAACAACTTTACCATTGGCTTTTACAGAACTTCCATGAAAACCAATATGTGCGAGTCCATGCTGACCACAGGAATTCATACAGCCACTGATCTTTATTTTAATGTCCTTATCATAAATAAGGTCGGGATATTCATCATAGATTACATTTTCCAGTACAACGGCTAGCGACATACTATTGGAAATACCCAAATTACACGTATCAGTGCCAGGGCAGGTAGTTACATCAGCAATACTATCGAAGCCGGGAACCGCAAAATTCAGTTCATTAAGGCTGTTGAAAAGTGGAACCAGCGACTCTTTTCGTACAAACTTCAACAGTAGCCCCTGGTTTTGCGTAATACGTATCTCATCCGCGGCATATGGTCTTATTGCCTCTACGAACAATCTCGCTTTGTCAGTTTTGATGTCACCTACCGGTATTTTAATATACACACCATAAAAACCGCTTTGCTTTTGCTCAAATACATTCGTATCAAGCCATTGCTGGTAGTGTACGGCATTCGAAGGCTCTTCATTATGCTCAGCCGGGGCAGGAAATGCCGGTAACGGCACTGTTCCTGTATCTATTTTAAATACTTTGGATTTATTGGCGGTTACCTCTTCAGCGATCAGTTGTTTTACTTCTTCTAATCCAAGCTTCTGCACAAGGTATTTCATCCTGGCTTTGTTCCTGTTGGTTCTTTCCCCATGACGATCAAACACACGCAACACGGATTCAGTATAGGGAATAATTAGGTCTTCATGCAAAAATTCATGTGCAACACTGGCTAAAAATGGCTGCGCTCCTAAGCCTCCTGCAAACATGACTTTAAAACCGCGTTCACCCGCTTCATTGATTTTCGGAATAAAACCAAGATCATGGATATAGCTGAAAGCTGTGTCTTTTTCAGTGGATGAAAATGATATTTTAATCTTCCTGCCCATTTCCTGGCAGATAGGGTTACGCAGAAAGTATTTAAATACTGCCTGTGCATATGGCGATACATCAAATGGTTCATCAGGATTAATTCCAGAATCAGGAGAAGATGTTACATTCCTTACAGTATTTCCGCAGGCTTCACGTAAAGTAATATCATCACGTTCCAGCTCGGCCCACAATTGCGGGGTACGATCAAGGCTGACATAATGGATCTGGATATCCTGTCTGGTAGTAAGGTGCAGGTTACCACTGCCGTATTCATCAGAAACATCCGCAATACGCAGCAATTGCTGAAAAGTTACTTTACCAAAAGGAAGTTTAATACGAACCATCTGAACACCAGGCTGACGCTGACCATAAACGCCGCGGGCCAGTCTCAGACTCCTGAACTTCTCATCGTGAATTGTTCCCTCACGAAAGGCACGGATCTTTTTCTCAAGATCTATGATATCTTTTTCAACTATCGGATTTTCAAACTCCGTTCTAAAACTCTGCATTTCAATAAATCTTGGTTAGGAATTGTTTTGCAAAGAGCGGGAAAACCCTCTCTATGATTCAAATATATACATTCTATATAGAAATGGTAGTTATTAAGCCAAAAAAATGACATCTGCCTCATAGAAAATACGTTTAGACATCATTTAAAGGCTTATTTATAATGAATCTTATCAAGATTCGAGACATTAAAAAACCCGGACATCCACCCGGGTTTTCATATCAACTAAACCTTAACAAGGAATACTAACCAAATACCCTTTGGTAGCAAAAGTAGATTTTCAATGTTAACGTCAAATTATCCATATGTCACAAAATCCTACTCAAATAGCATTTAAATACAGTTTTTGATTAAATAATCGGAAATATTAAATTTGAAATATTTTTATAAAAAAAGGCGAATTGTCACTTTTTTTACACTTTCTTGCCTAAGAAAACACGGTTTTTGATATCAATTTCGAAGGTTTTCAGGTGAATGCAATTCTTAAATTATCTATCGAAATCAGATTGCACTATATAACTCCCAAATCCAGAGGCATAATATTTTAATAATGGTGTTGAACCCTCCCAAATTGGAATACCCAGATCAGTATCAATATCTTTAACGAACAGATATCCTAACTCCAACTTATCACTATTAATGTAATAACGACCATCGGCATATCTTATGTCAATTTTACTATAATCAATCATCTTATTTTAATTTAGCCTGTTTTGATCGGTAATAATCAATAATCTTTTCCTGTAAAACCGCCCGCTTTTCCATAATTTTTTGGATTTGAATATCAGCAGCATTCAGTCCATCCTTTGGATTTAGTACCTTAATATTTTTGTACCAGCCACGTTCAAATAAATCTATACTGTAACGAAGTACAAATTCTTCTGGCGTGAACCATTCTTTCGAAGCTGTATCGAATAACCAAAAATCAACTCTTTGCGCCTGCTGTACAAGATTATCCCTAGATGTGACATTCACGTCATACAGTGGTTTCATGATAGTTCTTTTTTCCGCTTCCATATGCTTCAACAATTATTTATACAAAGTACAGAACTTTGTAAATCAAAACCAAAATTATTTACTAATATTTTTAGTATAATGTAGTGTTGAAAATATTGATTATTATTGGGAATGATTAATACTCTCGCAATTTCTATTCAAACAACAACAACAATACTGGATACAGTAAAGATTTCATCGGCATCATCATTAGATCTTATAAGTAAAGTAGATGCATTTTACAACAATGCTTGGACTAAGTTAATTTGGATTATTGGAATCTTCTTTACGGTTATAGCAGTAGTTACACCAGTAATAACTCTTTTAATTCAAAAACGAGAATTAAAACTTGGCGAAGAAAAACTTAAAAAAGATATAAAAGACAGTGAAAAACGATTAAAAGCTTATATTAAAACAGAATATGATAATGCCATCATCGAACTGTCGTCCAAAAACAATGAAAATTTAACTGCTTTAGAAACAAAACTGAGTAAGAAAGTAGGTGCTAGAACAAACTATCTTCAAGGACTAATGGAACTGCAACAAAAGGATTATATCAGATCGTTTTACCTTTTCTACTTATCAACATCAAGTTATTTAGAACTTAGCGATGACTTTCATTCCAAAATAACATTAGACGCGTTAATAAATAATATTGATACAGTGGTAAAGAGCGATATTGTCTACCTAATGGAATTTAAACAGACGACCTTTCAGGATGAACTTAAAAGGTTTGCAAGTCTTACTACTAATTACGATTTATTAAACAAAATTTTAGAGCTGCAAAAGGTCTTCAGTGATATGCCAGATGAAGATATTGCGCAAGAAGACGAGTTACCTCAGTAATAGGTACGCCCCCACTGCTACTCCCAATCCAATCGATATTTTAATCCCTGTACGTTTTTTTGGCTGGATCTGGAAACTGGTTAAACCAGAATTTACGGTATAGGGATTTTTGTTTACTACGTCTACAACCAGTGTTTTAGGCTTTAAGAAGCCATTGGATTGGTAACGGGTAACGATGTCAAAATCATTTTTCACTGTCAATCCAAGCTTTAAACTATCATTTACCAGTGATACATCAGCAGTATAATATGGATTTGTAACGCTAGATTCCGTATGGCGAATGCCATGATTTATATATACGGTATCAACTTTTACAACGGTGTCAATGCGGGTTACTGTCTTTAATTCAGTGTAAGATTGAATATTTTTGACATTCTTGATGGTGGCATAAACCGTTGGATTGCTCCTTTTGACAGCTTCCAACATAGCAGGTCTGGTGCCTATGTAAACCGTTTTGATCGCACCATTCTTTCCTTGTTTGGTTTTATATAACGTAACTGTATCGGTTAAAGCGATGATCTGAGATCTGCTATATTCAATTTTATCGTGTTGGATGAACACCGTATAAAGCAGTGCAATCACAGCAGCGATAGCTATAAATATCCATAATTTTTTAAGTTTCATTAGTTTTCTCCTCAGTATTTTCTGATTTCTCAGCGGGAATTTTTGGTATAATTTTGTCTTGGATCAATGCAATGAGCTGCTTCCACACTTGGATATTTGTGATAATTTCTATATTTTCAACGATGGATTTGAACTCCCTCAGGGAGATTAGAGCAGCCCATAAATACATCACTGGAACCAGATCCTTAGTTATATGATGTTGAATCACATAACTGACAATTGTTCCCAACATATAGATAAAGGCTTTTTCAATGCTTCTGTTTATCTCTTTGGAAGTGATTGGAATCAACTGTTTCTTAGATTTCCAGATTCCTAAAACTAGGTCAATCATCACCAGAAACACTAGTGTAGCACAAAATTCATAGGTTGGTAACAGGTAAACGGTAAATAACCAAACGAAAAACAAGGTTATATTTGAGGTTATCAATTCAAAAATAACCTTGTAATTGAAATTCATTTTATAGTTATGTATTAGACTTTTCATTCATTATATTATTTGGTACAGTAAAGTTTGAACTCTCTTTTTCTGCGGGGAAGTAGTATTGGTTTTCCTCCAGCATTACACCATACCAATAACCATTTCTCAATTTCTCCAATTGGAGATTTAGCATTTATTTTTTTAACAAGCGTTGACTTTGTAAAAGCAGTAACCCCAATGTTGAAACAAAGTGATACCAATGCATTGAACTGATTCTGTGTTAAAACCACCTTTATAGCACCGTTAACCCCTTCTTCATATAATTTTATGATTTGGTCAAAGATTTCATCACACTGTTTTTGGGTAATTTTTTCACCCATTTTAATTTTCTTCCCAGTCCCAGGGTAATAAGTAAAACCAACTCCTATAGTTGGTATCCCAACTTGATCCAAGTAGGCACTGAGGACAACCCCTTCTTCTTTGTAGATAAAGTCACGTCCTGTTTTATCGATTTTCATTAATTCACTATTGGCAACCTAGAGATAGGATTCCATCTCACGGTGTAATTAGCCCTGTAGTTGATTACCCTTTGACTTACATCTGTTGGATCATCTACATCGCTTAATAATTCAAAAAGTTCGATCTCACTGATATCGCTTTTTAAATTCATCTTTGCCGTATAAGGCACATATTTGTTGTGCAAACCAACGATTGTATAAACCTTACCAAAGTCAAAATCACCCAATGCTGAACAGCTAAATTGCTTGTAATTGATTCTATGTTGATTTAGAATTGATTGTGAAGCCAATCCTAATAGTGGTCTGGATTCGGTTCTACCTTCTCTATACCAGTTTACAGTTGGAAGATTGTTGATCAATAGCTGATTTACATAGTTTGCATTGGCAAACTCCCCTATTGATGGTGTGAGATCAGTATACATTTCCTTGTTTACCTTTTGAGCAACAGTACTGTAACGTTGACCGTCAATATCAGCAGATTCAACATCGCTCAAAGTTGGAGTAAACTCTCTGATTCTGTAACCGTCTAAATAAGGAGTATTGTTTCTATCAGGAACAACGCTGTCATAACTTGGTAATAGAGCAAATTCAAGGCTGGAAACATAATTGGGAATGTCCATATCCTTGATTTCGGTCACGAACCATTCACCCTGATCGAATCCAGAGGCAAGCATATTTCTTTCGATTTTGCAGAATGTTGCATAGTCCTTCCATTCACCTGTCCAATGTAATTCACCATTATCAAGGTTTGATTTGCATTCCAGCCAACGAGCACCAGCAGCATATATGGCCTTAACCATCACCCGAACGTTTCCAAATGATGCAATTTTGATAGACAATTTTCTGTCTTTAGTGCTGATACCTGAAAAATTCACCCGTTGTGCAGTAAGTTTATTGGTAGTATAATTTATATCAGCATCATTTTGAACCTTCTGCATAACGTGAATTGCATCTCCAGAATTTGGATAATTCACTTTCTCTATTGAAAAATTTCCGCTCTTAACCCAGTTGAAGGGCATATTATTGACGTTATTCCAATTGCGGAAATAGGCGTTAACTACCATACTGTTAATGGAGATAATATCACTGTCAATCTGAACTTTGGAATAAGGAGCTATACGCGTCCAATTTGCATTGGCATCCGTTAGGACTAAACCTGTGTTTCTACCAATACCTTTTGCAACATATTCAGTTACTACTGATTTTACGGGAGTAAGAACTCCATCATAATTTAGGTCGTAGATTCTTCTAAGGAGGTTATCATTCAGCTTGTATGGTATTCTTTCAATATAATATGACCCGTTTCTATAATAGATGTAGCAATTGAAGATTTCAAGAACATATTTTAAGACAACATCACAGGTAAGTGCCGATAGATCATCCTTGATAAACAGATACGGGTTGACTGTAGTACTGTTAAGTGCTTCATTCTTACTATCCGTTCTTACAATTCTAGACTCATATAAGTCAACAGAAGTAATCACCTGAGTAGCATTTTTCAATTTAGCCAGACATTTCTGCACTACGTCTATCAGTGTCATTGAAGTAAGAAAGAATGAAGTATCATCACTTTGGAAATCGTAGTGTTTTAAATTCCCAAGTCCATCAGTTGCTCTGATTGATATCTTATATGGAGCAGTTTGAAAAGGCTCTGTATAATTTTCTTGGACAACATAACCAGTCCAAATCATTATATCATCACGCCATACCTGTATCTGGTACTCCTGAGCATCAGCATCCATTATTTCCGCAAATTGCTGATCATACTCACTGAAAAATTCAAGTACACATTCAGAGCCTCGAATAATATCAAATTTTGATTCATCTCCAACGTAATTGATTTTTACAGGTTCCCCGCTCATCCGTAGATCAACCTGAGCACTGTCATAATCTTTTTTTAGAATATTTACATTGATTTTCCTATTCTGCATGCTGTAGAATTGGCATTTATATTTTATTCCGTATGCCATTAGTAGGTTCTTCCATTTCTTCTGTCAACATTTTTTAAAATGCCAACTAATTTTGTTCCCTCAATTTCAAAGGATACAAATCCGTTATTACCCGAATTTTGAGGTAACATCTGTTTCAATTTTGATAGTGGTGCAATGACCTCAGGGTTATTTTTTGCATTTGAATATTCACCTGTCATTGATAAAGTTGGTCCATAAACGATCCCACCATTGGCAAATGCAGTTGGTTTTTTATCATTTTTACCCTTTTCGCCACTACCTAATAGCCCTGCAAAGGCACCAGATGCTAGTTTTAAAGCGATCCCAGCAGCGATAGCTAGACCACCAGCGATTATACCACCTCCAGGAATCAGTGTTGCTAAATCCAGTTTACCCTTCAATACTGCTGCTGTCCCGTATTCGATTAATAAATCACCAAATTTCCCTAAGAATCCTGAGAATGATTTCAAGATTGAAGCACCAAAGGCTGCCATAACACTTTCCCCAGCACCAAATGCTTCCCCTATTGAAGAAAATGCATCTGATATACTAGAACCTAAACCACCTTCAATAAGACTGTTGAAATCATTATTGAACTTTTGAGTCTGTTTCATCAACTGTTGTTGAGCCAACGTTACATTTTTAAATGCATCAGTAGGACGTGTTTGATCGACCTTAACATCTACTGATTTACCATCTTTGATGTATGCCTGACCTTTCGAATTGAATTGATTTCCTGTTGATCCAGCCAGTGATGGAGTATCTGAAATTGTTGGAAGTTGTAAATTCCTAAGCTGTTCAGTCTTCAGATTTTTGATAGCACTACCAAGCGGATCTACACCATTTTTGATAAGTGCCTCAATTGCTTTTTGGTATTCATCAATTTTCTTAGATGCTTTTTCATCGAATGACGTTTGGAAACCAGCGTCAATTTGTTTCAGGCCAATAGCTAATTCGTTAAAGACACCTGCTACCTGTTTTTCACCAGCAGTTTGTTTAGTAACAGTTTTACCTTTTGGTTTGGTAATTACAGTTTCATCTTCAACTACCGTTTCCTTTTTCAGCGATTGAATAGCTTTAGTTGCTTTATCAGCGCCAAATTTTATTGAATTGAATAGAGTGTCATAACTCTTAGTTGTAGCTGTGAGGCTATTACCAAGTGTTTCCATCCCTATTAGTTTGAAAAATCCTGCTAATAAACTAGCAGTAACTTTTAAGGCATTTTTGATAATATCAACTACACCATTCCAAATAGCATGGGTTAATCCAGCTAATCCTTCACCAAATCCAGCCCAATCACCTTTAAGTATAGAAGTGAAAATTTTAAATACTGAGGCTATGCCAGATAAGACATTGGAAATTATCGAACTTAATTCACCAAATGCTGATGATGTGATAGTAATCAAATCAGTCCCAATAAGGTTCCAGACAGTAGAAACAAGATCTTTTATCGAGTTAAAAATATCAGAAAGTGAACCGAATAAGTCAGATGCTCCTTCTTTAATTCCATCCCAAATACCAGCACCTTCACCAGATTGGAAATATTTAACAACTGAATCCCAATTTTCAACTATCAATACAGCTGCGCCAGCAATGGCAACTACAACAAGTCCTATTGGTGATAACAAAGCAGCAAATCCAGCTATTAGTGCAGGTAAGATTGTACCTACAAATACACCGATTGCTACCAATAAAGGAGGAAGTACAACGCCTAAGGCACCAAATGAAACTACAGTTTTTTGTATTTCAGGAGATAACCCCTTAAAGTAGTTAACCAATTCTGTAAGACTGGAAACCACTTTATCGATAATCGCTGATATGTCAAATGAATTATTAATGATTTCACCTACATCAGCAAGATTGTTTTTTATACCATCACCTAAATTTTCAAACGCTGCATTTATACCACCCGTTACAGGAGGCAACTTTGCCAGACCATCGATAATAGTATCAACCAGTTTAGCTGACGTAATACCCATTTTAGCCAATTCATCAGACCTAGCAGTCCCAAATGCTTCCTTCAATAAAGGTGTAACTTGTGGTATACGTTCTTTGATTATATTTAAATCTTCTGCCAGTGGTAAATCTGTGTTTGCCAATTGTTGCAAACCGTAAAGAGCACCTTGAAAGTCTTCTTTACCTTTTCCGACTGTAGCAACAGCATTACCAAAAGACATCATTGCCTTTTCAGCCTTTTCAGCACTGAATCCAATTACTTGGAGATTGATTGCTCCCTTAACTGCTTCCTGTAGACCGAGGCCAGGCAATTTTGCAATTTCTTTTAATCGTGTGAATTGTTTTTCAGCAATTGATGCAGAACCAGTCACTGCGGTTAATCCATTTTTCAAGGCTTGGATATCTCCAAATGCTTTAATGGCTGCTGTACCAAGGGCTGCCAGTGGTAAAGAAACATATGTAGACAGTTGTCCACCTATATCCTTTAACTTATCACCAGTACTTTTTAACCCAGCGGTTACTGATGCTATAGCATTTTGGAACTCAGAAATGTCTGCTGTAAACTTAAAACTTAAATTTTCCGACAATTTATTTTGTATTAAAAAACCCCTTAAATTTTCCTTATATAAAGGTTATCTAAGGGGTCTTGATCAGGGCGTAATGCCTGTTTATTCCTTGCGGTATCGTTCGGCTGCTGCCATCATATCTTCATATGTTGGTAGAGCTTTTTTTGTCAATTTGACTTCATCACTAGGTAACTTAATCAGTTCTTCAGGTTCAATATGTTTACCTTTTTCCAATTGAAGATTTATCATTAGCGTTGCATGCAATCGCATTCTTTGCCAGTCTGCTTCATCTTTTAACATATATCCTTCAGCAACATAATGGTATTCCAGAAAGGTCAATCGGTAAAAATCCATTAGATTCATCCCTATTTTCCCAATTGCCATACCCTGCAATTCAAAGAATTCTATTTTTTTTTAGACAGTGGTTTTGCTTCTGGCTCGTCTTTTTCAACAGAGCTATTTAATGCTTTACCATTGATTTGAGTCTCCAAAAATGCGTCAAAAATGTCTTTGTATTTTGCTTGATCTACCGATCCAAAGTCGTTGTACAATAAATGATAATTAACACTTTCAGTAATACCGTTAACCAGATTATGATTTTGGATTCCACAATAAAGCAAGTCAACCATAAGGTCAAATGCTTTAATAGCATCATCATCTACACCATTGAAAAGTTCACCAAGATCATTCATTGTGATATTTCTCTTTTCAGTAAGCAACTTAATAGCATACATCCCGAAAAATGCAGTTATCTTTTTTCCTTGGATATCGAAATTTTCTAATACTCCTTTCATGCTTATGCTTTTACTGTTTTGGTTAAGGCACCGTTACCAGTGATTTTTACACTATATGATACTGCTTCATCTTTTCCAGCAGTCATATCAAACGATTCAATCCAAGCTGTACCTTCAAAAATGATATCACCTGCTACACCATCCCTACGTTGTAGTTTAATATCTAGTGGAACTCTATTGAATAATGCGTCCGTAAATACGGTTACATTTGATCCCCAAACAACTAAACCATCTACTGTACCGCTCCAAGAACGACCTAGCATTAGAGTTTCTGCCCAACCGCCAACTGAATCTTTGGTTGTAGTATCGACTGATGTTGATGCAATTGAAAGAGAGCATGAAGTGCTCATTGCGATAGGGGTTGCAGTAGAACCTGACCCGATGTAAAAAAGTAGATCACTACCGTTAAATAATATTGGAGCTGTTGCCATTTTTGATATTTATTTTGAAATTTTAATCCCCATTCGTTGGGGTCATTTCTGATAAATAGCTTGCTGATCAGCTTATGGCACAATGGAAAATAGAATTGTATTTGCTTTTACTCTTATCGCTAATAGATAGATTTGTAAATAAATTTTGTAAAATATTATAGATTGTATAAATTTATTGTGATAAATAATTAAGTAGGGGGATTGCTCACGTGTTTTGTTCTTTCCCCCCTATTTATTAACTGACTAATCCATTACCTATCATGATTCCGTTTTTGTACTCATTGTAGTAAACCTGAGAACCAAGCGAATAATTGAATCTACCAGTAAGCCCAAGTCCCGTACCGTCAATATTTGTTGCAATAGAACCTGTTAATAATGTATTACCAATACTTGCAACAGCATAAGATTTTGAATTTCCAGCTGGACTAACATCAATTCCAACTACACCAGCAGATATGCCACTGGTATCAGAATTTTTGTATCTCAACATTCCCACCACTGAAGCATTTGTATTTCTACCAGTAGTAAGGGAAAAAAACTGCATGCCTGATCCATTTGCGAAAAATCCATTACCGCTACAGTAGGCCACGTCATCGGCTGGTGTAGTCATTCTCATCCCGCCCAAAGGATTTCCAGCTGTACCTGCATCAATATTCGCGTCAATTCGAAGTGCTTCATGATTTTCTTGGTCATAGAAGATCATATTGTTGTTGGCACCGCTGATCACAATCCTTTTTCCAGACGCAGAAGTTTGCAGGGTAGTTGATGTAGTAACCAATGCATTTATATATTGAGCATTAATAATACTGGCTTTTATATATTCAGCATCCAAAAGGGTAGTTTTTATAAATCCACCCTGAATCACTGTTGAACCTAGTTTCCCAACTTCAACTACATCCTCATAAGCTAAACTCCTTAAATTGGAAACTAATGCATTGTGAAGTGCCTGTGCAGCCAAACCGTATTGAGCTGCTGCATTTGCCTTGTTTGTTGCATCGTTATATGCTGCCGTTAGATTGTTTTGTGCCTGTGTAATACGGGCTTGTTCTTCAGCTGAAATTTTTCCATCTGCATTTGCAATTGCAACCTCACGTTCATAGGCTGCTTGTGCATTAGCATGACTTATTGCAGCAGCTAAACTAGCAGATTGTGCAGCAGCAGCTTTCGCTGTAGCATCAGCCTGAGCAGAATTCAATGCAGCAGTGTTTGCCACATTAATTGCTGATGTATATTTTGCAATCAGATCAGCTGCGCTTTGTGCAATACTATCACCTATAATGACAATTAATTCTTGTTTTACAGCATTGGCCTGAGCTAATGCGTATGCTTTAGCAAGATCAAGTTTTGCTTGTGCATCTGCTATTGCTCTAGCTTCTTCTGCGCTAACAATGCCATCAGCATATGCCTGAGTAGTGATTTCTGACAAGTTACGTTGGGCAACTGTATATGCTTGTGCAGCATTAACCGCGTTTTGTACTGCTGTAATACGGGCTTGTTCTTCAGCACTTATTTTTCCGTCTGCATATGCTGCTGCAACCTCTTTAGCCAGTGCAGATTGTTGTTCAGCATATAATTTTGCTGCTGCTAAATTGCCATTAGCAATATTAATAAAGGCTTGTTCTGTTTCAGTTACGATTCCATCGGCATATGCATTTGCTACTACAATTGCCAAGGCTTTTTGTGCTTCAGCATAAGTTTTTGCAGATGCAAGTACTGCTGCCACTGAATTTATTCTTGCTTGTTCTTCGATTGTAATCTTGCCGTCTGCATAAGCAGCAGCAATAGTTCTCGAATATAAATCCTGTGCATCAGCATATGCTTTCGTAGCAATTAAGTTTTGTTGAGCTAAATCTATGTTGATCTGTTCCAGTTGATCTATTTTTCCATCTGCATATGCAGCAGCTTCAATTTTTGCTAAATCAGTTTGAGCCTGTGTATATTGTCCAGCAACTGCAACTGCTTCTGCTTTTGCATCATTGATTAATTGATAAAAATCTTCTGGAGCATTTGAAAACTTGATCGGCTTATTACCAGCAACTATCATGATCTCTTTCAATTCTACACCAAAATTCAAGTTGATTGGCATCGTATACGGGAAATCCAGATCGTTAGTCATCGATTCTGCTAAACAGGCGTAAAATCTAGGCAACTGAGTTGTCTTGGAAACGAAAGTGTAATAACCCCAATCATTATTTACCAAGAATGTATGAGATTCAGATCCATAAAAATTTAATAAAAGCGTGGCTAACCCTGATGTTGATCTAGCATTGAAGGAGATTGCAAACTCACTATCATTAGCAAAATTCCCATCCTGTAGTTGGAAAGGATTTGTTGCATTAATATAAACAGATTTATCTCCGTTAAAAAAGTAGTTCCTCAAACCAAAACTGATGTTGTCTACGTAGTTCTTTTGGGCTTCTCCAATATCCTTCAATAACAAAACTTTTGAGTCATAATATGACCTGAACATAGTCCTGAACTCGTTCCCGTTAATATTACTGGTTGTGGTTAAGTCAAATAAATAATCATCCAAATATTCATCGAGTTGGATAAAGGAGATATCATATCCCAACGTTTCTACCCCATAGGTCTGTGCCTGACTCGTTATTTTTGGATATTCATCAAAAATGATTTGCCATTCTTTTAAGACATTTGGCTTTTCAGATGGTGTTAATTTGGAGTCAGATGCAATATCATCTATCAAGTCATTAGCAGTATTTGCAGCCTGTTGAGCAACTGCAATCCGATCATCAATTTCTTGCTGGTTATAATAACCGCTTAAATTATAATTGAAGCCAGCAGAATATTTACTACCATCGGTCAAAGTGGTTGTAAGTGTTACCCTGTTACCAGCAGTTGAAAATTCATTACTGATCAGCTTTTTATTGTACGCTTCATTCCAGTTGGAAATATTTCCGCTGGTGATATTATAAGAAGGTGATGATACAAATATTGGATCTGTCTCAGTCTTTATATATCCTGATTGTTGAGGACTACCTGAGTTGGTGAATTGTAGTGCTCCGATGCCTTTCAAACTACCGCTGTAGCTGGTTATCTCATCTTTTTGAGCAGATATTTCTATATTTTCAACTGAAACTTCACCCCAATAGCTGTACTCAAAATCCGATTGCAATACACCTAATTTTATAAAAAATGGTGTACCAGTACTGATTGAGTCTGTGAAATATCTTACATCAAATGCTTTGTCATAAGAAACCAAACCATCAAATGATAATGAAAAGTCCCTACTCCCTGTGATTGATTCAGCCCACCCTTGGGAATCCTTAGATGTTACATCAATTAGGCTTTGTTTGATAGATAAGGATACGTTCTTTGAATATGCAACGGGATTTTCGTCAATGTCAAAAAGCATGAATTCGTTTCCTTCAATTATATTTCTCTGCATGCTTATAATTGTTGAATAGAATTTTTGAACGTTATCAGTTTCCTGATCACATATCCAGTCTGAGATTGGGATTCCAATATTCTGGTATCGTTTAGGCTGGATGTATAGATATTCCAATCCTCATCGGTATGAAAATTTCCCCTTACAAGTATTTTTTCAAATACTGCATTTGCTATATCATTTGCCAATTTTTGACCCCCACCAGTTGGGAACCTTGTTACGATATCTATGACAACCGATCCTGAGTAAATAAAGGCATCCGAATTGGCAATGGGGGTCAAAATAGTTGATGAAAGAATGATGTATGGCGTAACTGCATCAGCAGGAACAACATCAAAAACAGGTATGAATTTACCCGTTAGAAGGGAAATTTGGCCGTTCAACTTATCGAAATAAGCCTTGCGGTAGGTATTGGAAGGATCTTTAGCTATGTTTGTCATTCACCATAAATAGCTCCGACATTGCTATAGCATGCTAGTGAAAAATAGAATAGAATTTGCTTTTTAAGGCTTCATTGATCGTTCTAGCTTCCTTCTAAGATTTTCCAACTCACTATTGACAGCAGGATGAAAGAATGGCATCGGCTTAATATTTACCTGTCTGATTCCATCCCCTATAAACTGCATAGCAAAGTCTTCAAATCCAGCAGGTACATCTACGTTTGTTCCTGTTCCATATTCTATATATGGAGCGTAATGTTTATTGAAACCAACAGATGTACCATATCCCTTTGCATCATATAATATATATCCTGATTGGGCAATACCTCCAACGGAATCCTTGAACGGCAATGCAGCCAGATTCATTTTCGCTTTTCTTTCAATGTTAATGGCTGTTTCATTGATGGCTTGCTTCGCCAATACCATATTTTGTTCCTTCAGTTTTGCAAGTTTAGCTAGGGTTTGATCTAAACCTTCTACCCGTATATTAAATTTTGATGCCATTATTATTTATAGATTTAAAGATAATTCCTTATATGAAAACCCGACCTTATTATAGTCTATATAAGGAACTATCTCAGCGTGTCCAACACGTTATTCATTACTGCTATTATCGCCATTAGATAGCTTTAAAACAGTTTATTGTACTATCCATCTTCCTAATTTTACTAAGACACTATCCGTTGATGGATCAGTAGGGTCTGTTGGATCGGTAGGATCAGTTGGAGGTATGATAATTACATCATTCCAGCTGGTTTTTTGTAAGAAACCATTGACTAATCCAGTACTACTATTAAAAGATGTAGAGGTAAATCCATCGGCACTAACACCAGTGATTGTACCACCAGAAACGTTCAATGAGATATCTCTCCAACGTGTTCTATCAGGAAGATTATCAGTATTGATAGTTACAGTAAGTACGTTTCCAACTAGTTGTTGACTCAACGGCATCTTCCTCAGTTGCCTATATTCAACAATTTCCCTTGTTGGACAAACCATTATCCTATCACCTAATACTGATCTAGCATTGGTAAATACAGATCTGTATCCTGCTTGTTCTTCGGGCTGTTCAAGATATGCGTGCGTACCGAAGATGTGGAAGTTTCGTTCTCCCGTTAGAAATAGTGCTTGTTGCTCCTGATAATACCATAGAGGTTGTTCACCTTCCCACCAAGTGTCATCAAAATCACGGACAAAACAAAAAAATTCATTCGTGGTCAACCCCGTTGGAAATAGTTTATGAGTAGCTGGAATACCGTCAAATGTCGCCCCGTTTTGTGACGTAATCATCCTATAACCGTAGTCCCTTGATCCTGTTGCAAATCCATTATCTGCTCCAGGCACTACCAAGTCATTGAATTTATAACCCGTAGCTGCAATCATACGAATATCAAGATCGTTGATATCATTGTATTGTAGTGCTTCGCCACCGTGAGTATTTGTGTGGTTGCTCATATTCCAACCCGCATTTATCAGTTCCAACATCCCAGCTGGTGTGATATATGATGGGTCATATCCAGACAAACCCTCGCTGAATGCACCGTTAAGTGCCATATCACCTCTGTATGGTATGTTATTACCGCAACCATCGGTATACGACATCGTGTTGAAAATTAATTCTTTAGCACGCTTTGCACCAGGGGAGCCGTCATCAAATTGAGGTGTAATGAAGCCTATTTTATTGAATTTTTGTGTAGCAACAGAAGCAACAGCACCGGAAGGTGCCGTTGCAAATGTTATATTAAGTTTTAGTTGTGCCATAATTAATCTATTCTTGCTACTAATCCTGTGTAACGGATGTTATTTATCGCTCCCGAATCACCATAAAATGTTTTAACGTGTAACGGTGTGCTAGGTACTGCTGCAATAGCTGTTGGATTAACATCAATCCAAGTTGCTCCATTATCAAACGATTCTTCAAAATAAAGTCTTGCACCATCAGATCTAAATCTACCTTTAGGAATAATTCCAGCAGCAAATGATTTATTGGTACCATTGAATGAAACACCGTTTATTCGTAGACTCCATCTACCGTTAGTGTTGCTACTACCTCTAGACCAAGCTGCACCTAAAAGCACATCATTATTGCCATCGTTTTCGGTCGGATCGACACTAAGTGCACCACCATTAGCAGTTAATGGTGAATCCATTTGAACTGTAAATATTGCATTTGGTTCTGCATCCATACGTGCCCAAGTTTGGCCGTAACCACCTTGTATTGCTGCATTGAAGACTAAATTATTTCCATCTGTACCAGTCAGTGATAAACTAGGATCTAAATACCAGCTTGTAAGTGGGGTTAAATTATCTTGTACTGTACCTATAAAGGCTGTCAGATTTGTCAACCAAGCTGAAACGTTGCTGACACCTGAAACAGCTTTTACACGAACTTTCACAGTTCCAACTGCTGCACTGATATCACCAACTGCGATTCCGTTACTTGTTACGGTATTGATTGTACCTGAACCAATTTGATATTCATACTGACTTAGATTTGGATATGATGGATTGAGGGTAAACGAAAAAGTATTAGCAGTATCATTAACAATTCCCGCTGTTGGTGCTGCTGGTGTTGTAAGTCCTGGAGTTGCTGTATATGCTGTTGCATTTGTCAGCCAAGCAGAAGCTGAACTAACTCCTGACACTGCTTTTACCCTACAACGCACACCACCCACATTTGATGCTATATCCCCTATACTTATGGGATTTGCAGATACCGTAGTAATCGTTCCCGAATTGATTTGATATTCATAATCTGAAAGATTTGGATATGATGGATTTAATGTGAAACCGAAAGTGTTTGCACTGTCATTCACTACACCGTTTGTTGGAGCAGCAGCTGCTGGTAGCGATGGAGTACCTGTTCCTGATCCCACAAAAGTTATCTTTCCATCTACTACACTAAATTGTGCAGAATCAAAATATTGGATCAAATTCACATCTGGCAGTTCTGACAATGGAATTTTACCGCTGATCCTACTTGCTTTAAGTGCTAAGGAGTTTTCAACTTTTGTTGAACTGTAAGTGCTATCTGGTGAAACAACTCCATCATTGATTGAAGCATTACCACCACCTATAGCTGGTTTGTCTATTAAATCATTGAATGATCCAGTGAGTGCTACAGGTTTAAGGATTGAAAGATCAGCCTTGGAATTAGTTGCAGCCTTCAATTCATTTAGGTCTTGGGCATTTATTTTGTCGGCTAAATATTCGACATTTTGTATTTTGTCGGTAAATTGTACTTGTGACATTTATTATTTATTCAATTGCAGGTATCCCCCTGCTGGTATGTTATTCCAGTATCAACGAAACTGGTAAGGTATATGGGAAATCCCCACGTGTATCTATTATGGGTACTGGCAGGTATGGATTGCTCAACTCGAATATTTCTTGATTATGATCAGTGGCAATGCAGATCAACTGATATTCTTTGTTCCTGTCATTTATTACCGATTGGATTACGTAGAAATCATTTTCATGCTTTAGTATCACTTTTTTTCCAAGGCTTATATCTCGTCTAAATCTGAATGAAATATCAAAATATCCAGCTAGTATCAGTTGACCTTCTTGCAATCCTCGTTTTTCCTGCTTTGGAATTATCGATGCATAATCTGTTGCCAACAATGCATAAGATACATATGTACCAGCAATACCATCAGGAACTAATGATTCTATCCAGAACTCGATTGTCTTATTATATCGTGAGGCTGTTTTCATTAGAATATGATAACCTTTCTGAATTTGTTTAAGATCTGAATCGTTCCAATAGATAGAATTAAACCACCATTATCTACATCCAAGTAGTTCTCACGGTGCATATAATTTGTACTTATATCTTTAAGCAAACTGAGATCCACTAGAGCATTATCAGTATCACCAGCAATCTGTGTTGCTTGAATAAGAGCAGCATCCATTAGTAGTTGGATTATTACATCTTCAACTGTATTGGAAGGATGGATATTTAAGTATTGCTTGGTTAAACTGAGTGTTATCATGATATATTTATTGTATAAAAAAAGGTGATGGATTTCCCCACCACCTTCTATTGTATTATTTAATCGGTTATGATTACGATTTCAATTTTGCTTTACCTACTGTAAACGTACCAGAAATAAAAGCTTTCGGATTGTAAACAGGTAATGCAAATCTTTCTTCAATTCCAACAGTTACCAAACCGTCTTCGATGTCAGTTGCATTTTGATTGTAGAAATCAATTGAAATACCTTGACGTTCCTTCAGTTCAGCAGCTCCCTTAAAATCGCCCACCAAGAAATCACCAGCAGCGATGCAAGTTGATTCGATAACTGGTACGCCAGCAACGCTCATATTCCCTGCAGGGAATAAGTATGCACCTGTACTATCTTTGGTTAATTCTAGACGTGCACGATCTTCAACTGACAATAAAATTGCTGACGCAGTGAAGTTTTCTTTTGCAACCATTTGAATTGCAACCCTTAATACATCATATTCATTAGCTGTGAAGCCAGTCCCGAATGTTAACGTAGCACCAGAAATTGGTTGTGCTGCTTCTTTGATGATAGCTAAAATCTTACTATCTTCTACTTCTTTTAATTTAGCTGGACCTCTGTTAGAAATGTAACTTGCGATACCATCAACATCTGCTAGTGCTTCTTTGGTCACTTTCAAGAAAGTACCTACAGTCATTACGTTAGCGATTTTACCAACTAAAGAGAATTCAGATTGTGGTCTTTTTGTACCTTCAGCAGTAGTACCAGTGAATGAAGTCCAAGTTTGCTCTTGTACGTATGAGATTGCATTTTGCGATGTAGAACCTATTGAAAGTAAGTTCCTTACATTTACTTTTCTATTTGCGTAGTTGTAAATCCCTGCAACTTGCTCAGGAGCAATAGAAGGAGTCATTGTAGCTTTCAAAGTAAATTTGAAACCTTTTTCAAGTAAGTCAGTGCTTGTGGCTGACAACTTAGATTTCAATTCGTCTGCGAATGTCATTCCTTTAGCTGTAATTTCTACATTTTTAGCAGACAATAAATCAAATTGATCTTGTAAACCTTTGATTTCGTTTTTTAACTCATTTTTATTCGACTCTAAGTCAGTTTTAATGGTTGCACCTAATGCTTCCATTTTTTCGTTTAATTCCATTATTGGATGGTATTCTTATTTTTTGTTGTTATTATAGCCCGATATAAAGGCTGATATAAGTTCTGAATCGATGTTTTTATGCACTACAACTGGCTCTGGTTCCATCGGGTTGATTTCATCTGATTGACTGTCTTCCAACGGGTCAATAGGTTCAACTGATTTTTCGGATAGTTCTAGGTGTGTGGTCTTAACCTGATTTAGAAATATGGATAGTTGATCAACTGAGTCCTGATTGACTTCAGCTTTCAACATTTTTAACATTTTATCGCAGTTCTCTATGATTGAATCTGATCCGAATTCCGCTTTGAATCCTGTAAACTGTGCATCAGAGTTTGCACCCCACGTTACAGATGAAAATTCATATAATTTTACTTCTTGGATCTCATGATATTTTCCTTGGTCTACAGATTTGATAGTCTGAAAACCAATACTGTGTTCTTTGATTGTGCCATTACGGTACAACTCTAGTACTTCATCACCAAGTGCTGTTTTCGCAATTGTGGTCTCAAAATACAAACCCTTACTGTCTTCCCTAAGGATGTGAGGTCTACCAAGTAGTTGACTAGGATTATGTTGATATAAGTGAACGATTCTAGGTTTAACAGAATCTACTCCGTTTTCACCAAGTGTTTTGGCAAATGCATTTGGAGAAATTAGATCACCATCTGAATCGACAACGTTAAATACAGAGGCATACCCAGATATGGTTCTGCTATCAGTATCAACTTTTAGATCTGCAACTTCAAAAGATTTGTGCTGTATTTTTTTAGACATTTATCTGCTTGTTTCAGATAAATAGCCTCGTGATCAAGATATGATCACGTAGAAAATAGAATTGTATTTGCTTTTATATTATATTTGTAAGAAATTAAATCTCTCTATGACAACAAATGAAATTCTTCAAATTATAGCAGTTCTCCTAAGCCCTGTTATCGCATTACAGGTAGATAAAATATTGAGGAAAAGTGGCGAAAGTAAAAAACGAAAAATAGATATTTTCAAGATCCTTATGGCATCACGGGGTTCGATTTTATCAATTGAACACGTTGCAGCATTAAACAGAATTGATTTGGAGTTTTCAAATTCAAAAAAATATACAAAAGTTATCTCCTCTTGGAACTTATATTTTAATCACCTAAATGTGAAAAGTTCCACTGAGCAAGAATTAGCTATTTGGAATGATAAAATTGCTGATCATTTGGCTAGTCTTCTATTTGAAATGGGATCTTCTTTGGGATATGAATTTAATATAGCCCAAATAAAGAGAAACATTTATGCTCCTAAAGGACATTTTGAAACTGAAAATGAATTAAGTGAAATTAGAAAATTGCTGGTAAGTGTATTGAAAGGGCAATCACCTTTGTTAATGCAAGCCGATTCTACCGAAGATGCTATTAAAATTAACGAAGAATATATAGCAAAACAGATGGAATTACAGACTTTAATGATTAAGCATTATCAAAATACTCCCCCTGTTAGTGTAAAAATAATTCCGTAGTATTTTATTTTAGATTCCAAATGACATTAAAAAAAATTGGTGATTTTCTTAATTATCCTTGGATGCTTCTATTGGGAGGTGCCATTTTGTCTCCTATCTTCACCGATTGGTATACTAAGGTTCCTTTTACAACGTCCTTCATATCTATATATCATTGGATAATCAAATGGGCGGTGATAATCCTGACATTCAAAATTCAAGTTTGGATCATATGCGTTACAATATTAATGACATTATGTGTAGGTATCTATCTGAAATACAGAAAGGATTCAAGGGTACTTGTAGATGGAAATGGCGAATTTACAGTAGCAGTTTTGGATACGGTAATAGATGAAGAGAATACCAAAACTTATAAGTTAACAAAAACATTTGCTTACACCGCAGACAAATTTTTCAATTTTACGTGGGAATGGAAATGGGTATACAATGACAGAATCAAAATATACGAACCAAAATACCTAGCGCCATGCTGTTCAAAACCAGAATGTAATTTCACACCGCTTTCTAACAGTAGTTATGGAATTACAAGTACTTTCTACTGTAGAAAATGTGCGGGCTTTCAAAATATTGAATGTTTTGAAATGGATGGGCTGGAAAATACGGTAATAAGGTATATAGAAGAGAAGGTTGCTAAATTTTAATCTCCAACGACCTCAATGTCACCCCCGAATTCCATCCAATGTACCTGCAATCCCTCTTTTTCCCAATATTCTGCTGAATTGACAAATACATCTTTCCCAACTTGCTCGGGGAATTTCGATAGGTGTTTGACTTTACCAGACAAAAGGTCTACAGGAATACCCATTGGAAATGCAGAGCACGTCAAAGTATCTCCATCAAAATGAAGGCATTTTCTGCAATAACGGGTGTTAATATCTTGTTCCATATCTAATAAATATCATGCTATTTAGTTAATGCAAAATATCGGTCAAAAAATTCATACATATAATCCATCAACTGAGGATCTTTCTTGGTGTACATCAAAAACGTCTCAGCAAAAAACTCATCTTTAGTAGTTGACGCATAATAACTTACATTGTAAATGTCGCCATTATTTTTGGCTTTAATGTAGTTATTAGCTACATCTCTATTCAAATATTTTGCCAGTTCATTCGGTTGACCGTCTAATCCCAACATATATTTGTTGATAGCTGATCTGCCGTTTATATGTCCTGTAAGTTGATCCGACATAATATGTCCATATTCATGCGTAATTGTATCACTGATGAAGTTTTCTTCCGTATAATGCACTGTGAATCTGGAATATTTTTGTTGCTCATATAGTTCTTTTAATTGCTTTCTGACAGCGGTGGTCTGCACCCTGTTCTTGACTATTGCAATGTTTCTTTCCAATATACCTACATATCCTGCTTCGTATTTTTGATATGCAGCATTGGCTGATTGCATTGTTTTGAAAATAGTGTGATTAATATTTAGTGCGGTATAGTTAGCACTCATCAATGCATTTGCAGACTTAGGTGACTTCCCTACAACTTCCAATTCTCTCAATCCGTAGGATTCTTTTAATTCAAATAGCGTCTTGTTAACTTCATTGGCAACATCAATATCCTTAATCCATACATAATCCACATTCCTTGATATCTTGTTTTCAGTGATGAACTTTTCAGCCTCATAAAGATTTTTAGCAGGTGTAAATTCTCTTTTTACAGGCTTTACGGTCTCGAATATATCAAGTTGGTGTGGTTTGTTTACTACTGGCTCTTGCTGTTGGGATGTGATTGCAGGTGAAATAACCTCAGATGCAGGAATAAATGCAACGATACATCTACAGTTACAGATATTTTTTGCTGTAGCTCCATTGCTGGAATCACCTGGGTGCAACATTTTTTGATCACCAACAGTGAAAAGTGAATCCATTGGAATAGGATCACTACCGACCATACCAGCATGAGCATCCCTTGTCTTATCATCTCCGCTTCTGGCAATCCATTGTTTGTAAAGTACCAGCCCTGATGCTTGTGCTGCGTACATAGCACCCTTATTAGATGCTACTGCATTTTCAGTACGTGCTATGAGTAAGGCTCTTTTCTTTGTACTGATCTCCCCGCCTAGACCTAATATGCTTTTTGCAACCTGCTTATGACTTGCTCCTGATTCTCCCGCATCAGTCATGATCGTGCGGATCTGATCCTTAGTGGTATTGGTTACACCAGTTACTTTCTTCGCACAATCAGCCGATTGGGTGTACCTCAGGAATTCTTGCTTCCAGTAGTTTATCTTGTCAGAATTATCAATTACATAAGGCTTAGGCTTTTTGGCCTTAGTTTCCAGTACTAAACCAGCATGCTTTAATTTAGGGAATGTAGAATTCACAAATACAGCAGTGGCAATACCTACAGAATCATATATCTTCTTTAGAATTTCTAGTGTATCTGATTCTTTCACCAATAATTCAATCGGTATCTGAGGGTTTTCTGCATACAGCTCACTAGCATCCTTATAAATACTTTTCAGCCCATTGAGGGCAATACGGTAACTTATACGCTCATGCTTTTTTATGAGATCATTATATTGACGGTAGTAAAGTTTAAGATTCAATGGATTTATTAGTACGACAAACCCCATTTAAGGGGTCTTAGAGCTTATTATCGATTACTGGTAATCAGATAAATCTTGATTGGTATCTGTATTGAGACTGATTCCCTGATCTTGAATAGGCACCATATTCATAGGTATTTAAACCTTATCCATAGCTGGATCTGGTAATGTACCGTATTTAACTGCTTCTCTTTTTTCATTAGGTGTTAACCAGTATTGTGCATTGAGCTGACTGACCAATTTGTCCATATCTTCAGCTAGTTCAGGTAAAACCGTAATATCAAAATCAATATAATACTGTCTTCCTTCAGCCTTTGAATATGCTGGTACAAGCCACTTGTTTAGGTTATCGCGTAATTCTGTGATGAGTGGAACGACACAATTAAATATCATGCTTTTTACCGCTTGCTCATAATTGCTATAAGTCTTCTGGTTATCATCCCCCATTAGAAGTGATGGAAATCCATACAGGTTACAAAGATCCCTGAGATTTAACCCCATTGATTCCAAAATCTGTAATTCATCTGTGGGTTGACCTACCTGAGTCCAATTCATTTCTTGTGATGTGATTAGAATCTCACCAGTTTCAGCATTTTTGAATTTATCCTTTAATTGCTCCAATTGTTCTGGCAACGCATCTTCTGCACTTAAAAATCCGTGAGCACCTTTATTTGCTAGGATTTCTGCTTGTGCCTTGTATGCTTCGTTATTCAGAGCCATAACTTTTAGTCCTGCTCTCAATGGAGACATACCATACACATTCATTGATGATGAAAAATCGGGATTCCAGTATTTTAGATGTAAAACATTTTCCTTTTCCAACCTTTGGTTTGATCCAGATAAATTATAATAATCAACTTGATTGTTGACTGCAACGATATTCATCAATTGGGCTGGCAAGCAGGTAAGTGATACAATCTTATCAATGTTTTTTCCGAATTCTGGCTTTGATCCGTACACATAGCTGTTTCCTGTTACTAGTTTGTAACCTACAACCTCTTTAACGAAATCAGACCATCCCTGAGTGGGATTTGGCTGTTCTAAAATGTTCATGATAGCGTGGCTATCCACTTCTTTCATGCTTGATGCCTTGCATTTGAATGCTTCAGTGGACATCAGGTTATTGGAGGTATTGAATGATTTGTAACGTTTGAAATCTTTGTGCTTATCCTTTTCAACAGTATACAGGTAGAACGGCACTGCTGCTATCTTGTCGCTAATCTGCTTAACAATACTATATACTATTGGATTACTAGCGTAACCGTTGGTTATATATTGGGTAGGGTTATCGTTGTACCATTGTACTCCACCAGTACCCATTAATGGGTAAACTATTGGTGCTGATGCTGCCTTTTTTTGGATAGGCTCGGGTGTTGTTTTATAAAATAGTAGATCAAAGAATCCCATTTATTATTATTGTATTTTTTCATTGTGTTGTAATTCCCAATTGGGATATATGTTATAAATAGTTCATTTAAACGAAAAAGAACGGTTGTTTCAATTCTAGGTATTCTCTCATGATGAGGCTATCTGAAAAATCGGGGGAATGACCTATGATCTGCTTGATCTTGTCTTTGGAAACTACCTCTAGCTTACCTGTATCGTTATCTGCATTGCAGGATTTCAGTTGTTCTAATTCAGGTATAATTTCTTGTTTATACCTCTGATCTTTGATCCAGTAACCACCTGCCGCTGCTCTTTCACAGAATTTATAAATACATTGGGTTTTGAGATTTTTGTAATTTTCGTTATTCAATGCTTTTCCACCATTATGGAATGCCTTTGCGCCCTGAAGAAATCCACCGACAAAATTACCTACCCCATCAGCATCATAGACTATACGAGATTTTGGAATCCCATGCTTTTTAGCCATTGCTTCAATGGCATCTATGACCTCTTTACCATCAGATTTTGCGATAGACTGAATGTCCTTCACTACAAAGCCAGAAAAATAACTGAGAATAAAACGATCATTACCTTGCATAGCAATATCACATATTAGTGCCTTTTTACTATCATCAGGCTTGATATGGTCATTAGAGAACAAGTCAAGTATTTGATCAAATGATAATAATGATGATGGATCACTATCATAATCCCAATTTCCATGCAGTAATCTTTCTCTAGTTGCCTTATCTGGATTCTGTTGGAGATTATTAATATAATGCTTGGTGATATAAGGATTATCGGTAACTAATGCCTGAATGAATCGCTTATGTGATTCAATAGTACTATCCAAGCTTTTTTTGTAAAACTCACTGTAAACCCAATTCTTTGCAGGATTACAAGTCCCTAATAATTTTGGGATTAAACCATATTCATCTAGTTTGTAACGTATCCTAGTCTTTAATATATTCCAACATTTATCGCTGATCTGGTTGCACTCATCTACTGCTGCCCCTGTTAATTCTATTGATCCCAACGAATCAAAGTTTGGATCTGCTGGATAAGTGAAAAGGTCTTTTAAAATGATTTCAGAACCATTTTGAAACCTGATGATGTTTGATTGTTGGTTGTAATTATAATGTTCACCATTGACCAATTTCAGTATCTTACATACATCGAAGAAGCTGTTTAATGTACTTTTCTTCAGTGCTTCTAGTTTTGATCTACCTAATAACCATCGTGTAGCAGGGTATGCGATACAGTTATTAATCAACCAAGTGACAATTAGTATACTCTTTCCACCACCTGCTGCACCTCCATAAATGATCTCTGTAGTAACATCATCCTGCAATAGATCAAATACTTCAGTCTGTTTTAAAGTCAACTCCACTAATTGGAGTCTCCTTCATCTTTATTTTTATATGTTTTGGTGATGTTTATGGATAACGATTCACCCTTGCTGGTATGGTCTATCTCCTGCTTATCTGCCCACCTATATTTATTTTTTAATACGAAAATGGCAATGGTGGAATTGACCTTGTTGGAAAGTGCTTGCTCCAACAGGTTCGCCTCAATTAGGGCTTCAACCCTTTTTATAGTTAGAGAAACGACCTGATCATCTTTGAATTTATTCGTCCAATCGCTCCATATGTCGTTGTAGAGCTGATATTTCGCTAGGATGATACCTAAGTAAACTATTTTTTCATCTCGTATATCGTTATAAAACGTGTGCAGAACCTTCAAAAGAGTGGCTTTATCCCACTTTTGCGCATTTTTGTTCCCTTTTTTACCTGCCATTATCTGTTGTTTACAGATAAATAGATACCGATCAGGTTAAATCATGATTTGAAAACAGAATACTATTTGCTTATCTCTGCTTGTGTTATCATCACCTAACGTTGCAGACTGAATAGCACCACAAGCTATAACCTGTAATCCAAAGTATTTAGAGTTAATAAAACCGCCTAAAGACACACAGTATAATATATTGGAAAGAACAGGTAAACGGACACGAACAAAGACAAGGAAACAGACAAGGACAAAGACAGGGAAACGGACACAAACAAAGACAAGGAAACAGACAAGGACAAAGACAAGGAAACAGACACGAACAAAGACAAGGAAACAGACAAGGACAAAGACAAGGAAACAGACACGAACAAAGACAAGGAAACGGACACGAACAAAGACAAGGAAACAGACACGAACAAAGACAAGGAAACGGACACGAACAAAGACAAGGAAACAGACACGAACAAAGACAAGTAAAAGGTAAAGAATAACAACTTCAATTACAAAAATGCCTTCAAAACTAAATTAAACGTTATACAACCAATATCCAGATGTTATCAGCGGGTGTCGAAAGAGAAGTATAATATATGTTTTGCATATATTAAAATAACTAAATTATTAAAGAAAGATTTGCAGATTAGAAAAAAATATATACATTTGATTTATGCAAATAGATGAGCAAAAAATTCTAGATCATTACTTAGCTCGACGCAGGTTGTTAATGCAAGAATTAGATTCAATTAATATTATTATAGATAATATTGAATGGAATCTGATGTTGTTTGGTAAGGATCAGAATAAAAATATTAAACAGGACGTTCCTTCAATTAATGGCTCGTCGGAAAGAGATATTCCTAAAATTCCAAGATTGGACTTTGATAGAGAGATCAGTGAATTTCAAATAAAACAATTCAAAAAGTTTTCCAAGTACAATAATTCATTCACTTATAATGACAAGGTACATTTCGCATTAACAAAGGTAAAATCAGCTACCGTGCACGAAATGGTAGATGTAATTAGAATGTATGATGAGAGTGTTGATGAAAAAAAATTGTACAATGGCCTCACAATGGCTGCGTCAGCATTAAATATATCCCAAGAGATCTCGTCTAAAAAGGAAGGGAAAAGAAATAGGTATTATTTAAAATTTGACGATGAGATAAAGACGACAAAATTTGAGGTCGAAGACGACGATGCTCCATTTTAATAGTCTATGTGTATAAGTCGATATAATTGTTAACATCTACATAATTTATACATTTTCGTATTATCTTTGTAGAGCTGGAATTAGTTTTGTCCTCCGAAACAACTTTCATGACAATTAGACAACTACTTATTGCTTTGTTTCTCAGTTTACAAAGCTCTTAGGATCAACTGAGAAGGGTTTAGATGATTTGTACCACAATCAAATTGTAGAAAGGAGGACAATTATGAAAGAAGAGTACATAGTACGTGATGGTAAGACCTATAAAGTGGTTTATACCAGATTCATTACCAGAAACGGGAAGAAGATATATCATCCAAAAGGTGGTGTCTACCGTTTTGAAGTAGCTATATAGTAAATTAAGTCAGCCAGCTTAATTAAAGCAGGTTGGTACTGATCCGTATCAGCCTTGCTTTTACAACCACCTTTTGGAGGAAAATTTTTTAAATAGGTTTTATGAGTTCAATCCTGAATCCAGATTCAGAAGGAAAATATTCTTCTATAAGAAGACGCAGGTCTATTAGCAAATCGTAGATTTTATTCGTGCCCTTCACTTCCATCGTATTCTCATTGAAAAAACAAGGTATACCATAGAATTTTGCAATATGTGTGTAGTCAGCCATAATTTTATTGTACAAACTTAAGAATATAATATGTAAATAAACCAAAATAAAGTCAATAAGTTTTAGTATTGACAGTTATTTAACATTTGAAATCAGCTTCGATCACGTGACTTTGCATATCGTAAGATAAATAATTAATTCCTTTAACCAATAGGATTTTTATCTATATCTCTTTTTCTGTGCTGCCGATATTCTGGCTCGTGTCACGTCTGATCTTTTCTGGCCTAAATTTCCTTGTCTTATTTTTTCAATGGCCTCTGCCGTTTTCTTATGCCCTAGGGCTGGCTGTTTGCCTTTACGTTTTTCACTGATTTTGTCTTTTGTGTCTTGGGACATTACGTAGCCTTTTTTAGCTCCCATACTATGATTTGTTTAATAGCTCCACTATCACCTTGGAATAATTCTTATCCACTGATGCGCGATTATATGCTGAGTGTATGTATTCTGATACCTGTACTGCTGACACATTCAAGTAATCCGCTATGATCAAACCAGCTATATTATACTTGATTCTGGCTATGTAAGCGATTTTCCTTCTGATGTCCGTCTGATCATGACTACGGTTTTTTGCTCTTATCTGTGTTCTCGTATAAGGCTGATCAGCAAGAATTACGTTTGCAATCTTATCCAGATACTGTACTTGCAAATCCGTAATAAAATCTTTGATATTCTTAAATTTTTCTATTTCCAATTTGTTGTTATTCATTATTTTACCACCTCTGACACTATCCAGAGGATGATGATTATTGAGCCTACGACCCCCATACAGTTTTAACTTTTTTAAATACCGTATGTAATCCTATCACTGCGAGCATATTGATTGTATATAGCACTATATTATATCCAAATGTGTGTTTTGGCTCCAATATGGCTAGTACAACTACACTAAGAATGAGGAATATTCCCCAACTAATATCTTTCCTGTTCATTATGATTTATATTTAATTACTCCAGGCATTTTCGCGTATAACGGAATAGCATAGATATCTTTCATTACCATTTTGGTTTGACCTTCAAGTGTCACTTCCTTCATCAGTCTCTGATCTCTAAATATTTCGATATTTTCTATTTTCTTCAGGTCGTATAAATATGATACACCATCTGTAAAAGTGACGAAATAGAATGCTTTGCCCGTTGGAGATAGATCAGCCAGATTCATCAGGTGGTTGTACTTTTTGACTTCTAGAAAAGTCGTGTAAAATTCATTCGATTTTATTGCCCGTGATTTTACCTCGCAATACATATCGGTTGTTTTTGTGCTTCCGCTGGCATCCCAGACTCCAAATTTATCTTGGTTCTGTGTCCAAGTCATGCCACTGAAAATAGAGAGGAAAACACCCCTGCCTTTTTCTTCCTGATTGTTTACTGTGTTGTTACTGATGATATACATTTTCCTTATTTATCATAAATAGTATTGTCGGAAACGGAATATCATTCGCGTTTTCGAAATGACAATTAAATGACAATAGAATTTTTAGGCACAAAAAAGGGCTACCAAATTGCAACCATTAAAAATTCAATCAAGTGATCTGCTAAAATGAAAACTTAATTGTTTATCATTGATGATGAAAAATCTATTAACCCTCTCTTTACTTATACTATTGGGATTTAAGTCATACTCCCAAACTCTAGTGAATAAAAAAGATCCATTTACTGGTCAGGTTGTAAAAAGTTCCATCGTGCTTTTAGGTAGTATGTTAGCCCCGACAGGAATGTTTTTGAGCTTTGCTGAAGACAAGGGCAATCGATACATAACTTTCGTCTGGTCAGCACCTAGCGGTCAAAACGGTGCTTTTAATAACAGTAATGTCAAGGATTTAAGTTTATTAATGAAGATGGATACAGACACAATTTTGAAATTCAAAGCTGATACGATTACTTCGAAAATCGGAAATGTTTCTAATTCAAGTATTATGACCATCATTTCGCCAATCAGCGATAACGAGCTTAGTTATTTATCTCAGCATGAAATATCGTTATTAAGAATAGGGATCAAAGATGATGTTGGTGTAGATCTTGAATCGACACTGTTTACCAAAAAGAATAGAAAACAAGTTCTGAAAGCTGCATCATTTATATTGACTAAATAATCATGATATCTTCTTTAATGAAATCCTATACTAATTCAATGATTGAGTCTTTAAATACTTTAGATCAATCAATTTTTGATGAAGTGATCACATTGGATATCGATTGTGAACAATTAGCATCGTTGGAAATGGGATGCCACGGTACCAGCGAATCTGATAAAGTGTTCGAAAAGCTACATAATAATGGTATGAATGGTAGACCAGCAATCTACTGGTTCGAAATTACTTCAGATCATACTGCGGAAATGATTCGCAATTCATATTCCCTGTTGAAAGAACGTATTGGATCAAGAACCATTCCTGCAATAAATAAGGTCTACGACCGTGACTCTAAAGTGCTTTATGTTGGAAAGGGGCAAGCTAATATTTCTGGTCGAATGTTTTTGCATTTAGGTTATCAGAAAATGGGACAATCGCAAGGTCTTCAACTCTCTCATTGGGACTATCTTGGCGAATTAAAGGGACTAAAACTGAGGATCAATATAATATATCTTCCAGCGGAAATGAAAGCCCTATGTAGCGTGTATGAACTGAAAATAGCCCAAGAATTTCACCCTATTCTCGGCAAACACAGATAGTTAAAAATAAAAAAAGGTGGTAACCAATTGCTACCACCTAATCAAAAAAAGAAATAATCATCTACCTCACTGATCTACCTATTACTAAGATCAGGCAAGATCTCAAAAAATCAAGTCCTAACATTGAATTTCTGAAAATGTCAATGGAAAATCTGTGAGTAAATCGAAATCAATGTGCTTAGTTTCACCTTTGATTATACCTGTAAATGGTGTAGAGGAAATGAATTTAAATTCCAATATATCCCCATTTTTCTTTATGACTTTGTAACATTTCCCTTCCACTAACGAATCAAATTGATTGCTTATTTTACCTTTTAGTTTTTCATTTGTCAGATCGATTTGTTTTCGCATTTCGTTGCCCGCTGGAGAATTACCACTGGCTTCATTAATTTTTTCATTCATAATTATAATTTAATTTTTTGTAAGATATAATTATATTCTAAACTAAACATTCCATTTCCAACAAATCTTCAATTGATTCTTCGAATGTTGGAGATGTAGTTACCACCTGTACCAGATCATCACAGTCAATGCTATTGCTCATCATCCACCCTTCGGTAATTTTTGTATACACCGTACCCCACCTATTGATGTAGCTGAATTTATCATGCCTTTTCAATTCTTTCATATTATGCTGCTTTTCTAAAATTTTTAAAATTGATTATTTTTTGGTCATCGTCATCGTACTTGATATAGATGTTGAACTGCATGCTATCAACGAAAACATCTCTGTGCCCAATTGAGGCGATTGCAAATTGCTCCATTAATATTTCCACCTGTTGATCAGTTAGACTAGCTGTAACAGGCTCTAAATCGTTATAATTTGATACTGTAAATGATTCAATGTAGTGGTCTATTACCATTTCATTTTTTTCCATAATTGGTTCAGTTTTTTCTATATATTTTTCAGCTGTTTCTCTTTTGAACTTAGGATTGATATCGTATTTCACCATAGCATCACTGATTAGCTGTTCTGCCATGATTAGATCATCATCATTGTCCGTTACGATTGCATCATGCAATGTCAGTATGCATTTTCCAGCTTTAATCATCTTTTTAGCTACGGTGTCTATCATAATCGACGCTTCCAAACGCTGCATGCTAATAGCAAAATTTCTATAATCTTTAGATTTAAGTTCGTTGATAATTTTATATACAGTTGGGAATTCTTGCATGAAAACATCCTTAATCGCGGTTGACCACGCTTCAGTAACCTTGGAAAAGAATACATCGGTAAAAAATTGTTTCTTGAATTTATTGCGGTCACCTGTATAACCAGCTTTTCCCATGATGTATTCGTAGAATTTACCTGATTCAGCTAAATCCTGATATTTTTTAATATCTGCTGGTAAATTTTTTAAACCTCTGCCAGATGTGATACTGTATTGATTTTTTACTGCTGCTACCGATAGCAAAACCTGACTGTTGGAAATATCTGTCATCATTAAAGGTTTACCGTTGAAAGAAATATACTGTCTGTATTCCCTTTTCAAATTCGTCAAATTGTTATATATCCTACTTTTCTCATCTGGTCTACTGCTGTTAAAATCTTTTAAATGAATCTGAATTAATGGTAAGTCCACCATATCGATCGGTACCCCCCCTAGCAAAAATACAGGTGATTTATCATCTAAAATCAATGTTTTAGACACCTTAAAGACAGTTTCTTGGTCTACTACCCTCTCTATAGTATGAGATATGGATAAATTGTATTTGTTATTAATATAAGAGTAACAAGAAGGAGTTAGAGATAAATTGGAAATGTTAATAGCTAACTGTTTAACAGTTTTATTGATTTCAATTTTGTCATAATCAATAAGTTTTTTAACAAAACCTGCATCAGTGATATCTACAGATAATATAAGGATACCACCATTTGAATATTCACTGGAAAGTACGTAACGTGATGATGATTTTTTGAATGTATAGTTTTCTGATTTTGTTATAAAACCCCATGAAACCAAATCTTTAATGATCCTTGAGGTGCTTTGATCCTTACCACCAAACAATGCTGTGAGGATATCAATATTCATTTTGCATCCAACGTAGTCACCCTTGTGAAATGTCTTGTCTGCGATGATCTTATGAATTATATAAAGGTATTTGTAGAACTGGATATACTGGTTTACACCTGTTTTCTGTAATGTTTGTTCTTGGATTCTTTGGTACAGTGAGTATGTAGTAAAGAAATTTTTAGTGGTTAAATTATTCAATTAATTAGGGTATTCTTTTGCGAACCCTGATTGTCCGCTGGTATTCTCTTTATGTTCTATTATTTGTTAAAGAGAAGGGCGGGGAGCTTATTCCCGCCCATTTTACCAGAACATTTTTTTAATAATTGAACTATCTATATATAAATAGTAGGCTGATCAAGAATTGATCTAACTATTTTCATATTAATACTAAAATAACCCAAAGCCGAAATTTATCAAGTCTATCAATCACATATTATATTTCATTATTCATTTATTCATTCATATCATCAAACACAACCCATCTCTTACTATAGAGAGGGCAGTAGACAAGAAATAGCTTCTAAATGTATTTAAACAGTGATTTTGGAGAAAGATTTCCCATGAAAAAGTCAGGGAGGGTATAAATCCTTCCAATGGTACGGGTACTTTACGGTAAACCAGAAAAGTTTCCAATAATCTTATATATATTTATTTATAAAAAATAAATAATACTCATGAATCCAACAACACAAACGTTAGTAGACAATGCAATAATCAGTAAAGTCACAAAAATTAAAGGGATAGTAGTTGATCCTGATGGCGATGACGCAATCTCCATTGGATTTAATTACGAAACTGATAGCCCCTTCACAGTAACCATAGTTGGTGATAATTTGCAACTTCAAATTAAACCTGTATGGAAATTAGGTACTAAATTAATTAATAATGCCTCAGTAATGGCTTCAATAGATGAAGCAGTTGCTAAAGCCGAAACTGAAAGCAATATAATATTGGAATACGATAAGAGGGCAAGAGAATTGCTGATTAAAAATGAGTCCTATCACGTCGAAAAAAGAGGTGAGGAATACTTTATTGTGATTGAAGGTAAAGGTTATCAAAAATTTCTTCATGCTAATTTTGAATTTGAGACAAACGTTGACGCGTCATTTGAATCCATTACAGAAGATCTACGAGCTGAGTTCTACTCTATTATTAAAGCATATAAGCTTAAACATAAAATATCATAATTAGTATAAACCCATATGCAGTCAGATTACAAACAAATTATCACGGATAGTGAGAACCATCAGCATTATCTGACATTTACTGGTAATGAAAAATCAGTATCAGTCTATCTCAATGGAAAGAGATTATTTCTCGGACTGGACTACACAATTTTCGAAAGAATGGTAACATTAAATACACCTGTTGAAGTAAGTGATTTACTCATTGTGTCTTATTCCTAATAGTATCTTCCAATCGAAATTTAAGGGGTAATCATCATGGTTACCCTTTTTTATGCCCTTAATTTAATTGTCACAAAAAAAATGACACAATTATTTTCGTCTATTTTTATTTATTGACTTTTTCCAAAAATCAGCCTCTATCCAGGTGCCAACATCGATTATTAGTGATTTATTTTTAGATCTAGAAATAAAAGGCTATTTACCAGGCAATCAAATAGTTAACGCTAACACAATCGTGATTTTGTACCTATATTTGTACTGTCATCTGGAAATAACCAGACTATTTATAAGAAAAAGAAAAATATATGAAAACAGAAATTACAACAAACACCGAAAACACGTTAGACGCTATCTGTCAACAATTTGAAAAATTATCCAAATCAACATTTTTTTGGAAAAGAACAGGTTTTCAAAGAACCTTTATCGTAGAGATGCAACTCATATTTACACCTAAAAAAGGAACTTCCGTAAAAGAGTGCATAGAAAAAACTTACGGTGCAATCGTACCTGATATCGATGATTTATTTACCAATACGTTTTTCAAAAAAGTCTTCACAAACGTTTACGCTACAGCTACAGCAGAAGCTCTGCTTCAAAACCCAGATTTGAATATCCCCACTATAGAATTTTTAAATAAATCAGGTTTAGAAAATACTAGGAAGTTCGATGTATCGTATCTAGCGACACTATAAAATTGATAAACATAGGGATCGCATCATGTGCGATCCTTTTACTCACTTTAAAATTCCACCAATGAATAAACCGCTACCAGCACACCCATTTGATAATGACAGAATGAACAAGCTCTTGAAATTGAGCCTCGCAAAAGGGCTAGAAGTCATGCTAGAAATAGAAAATTATGAAGCCTGTGATAGACTACAGAATAGGATTGTCGAGATTGAGATCAGTGAATTATTTCAGATCAGGTAAAATGAAAAATATGGTTATGATAATAATGCATGCAGTAGGTGCTACCGTTCTGATTCCCGTTGTGGTGGCAATGGTATTGCTGAAAATTATTAAAATGGTTGGAACAGGAATATTTTCAATATTTTCGAAAAATGGATAAAACTAAAGAAAGCAAGGTAAAATCGTTCAATGATTATGCTAATCAGGTTCGCACCGAAAAAATGGTGCAGAAGGCATATACAGACCACCTGTTGCACCAATTAGCGGAGGCGACACATTCACCTGCGAAGGGAAACAATGAGGTCTTAGAGAAGCTAAATGCGTTAGATGTGAAGCTGAATCCAGTAGCTGATTTCTTCGCCCCTGTCCCCGTTGAACCTAAGCCAGTCAGAATTTCGAAAAAGCAAAGAGAACAGCAGGAATTAGAAGAACACGAAAAAATGTTAGAAAAAATTGCAATTGAAAGGGTTAAACAAAAGAGGGACAAAAATCCCTCCTAAGTTAAAAATTCACTTTCTCACGTTTAACATCAAAGTCCAACTTTAACCTACGTAAATATGTCTCAGTAGTGCTAAAGGAGCTATGTCTACAATGTTCTTTTACAATTTGCTGTATCTGATTAGGTGTTTTTTGAGTGGCTGACAAAGCCTTAAATAGCTTAATAACACCACTGTGTTTGAGTCCGTAGGGCTGTTTATCGATATAAAGCTTTTCTGATTTGTACTTTTTTTGGAATTTATTTCTGGTATCTAGCATCAATTTGGTAAACATTTTATAGCCGAATGGTTTATTGGTGCTATGTAAGTTGGATGGAAATAAGTAATCATCATCGGTGAATCCATTTGGATACTTATATGCTACCCAAGATTTGAGTGCCACCACAAGTGCATCAGGCATATCTACCGATATCAGATTCTTGTTAGTATATTTTCTTGCGGATTTAGTAGCTGATGGCGGTATTGTCAATCGTTCATTTTCAAAATCTACCATCCAACATTGTAGACGTAGAATCTCAGTCAATCTAACAAATGAGTAGTGGAGGACGTGACTTGATGCATGAATCAATCTTTCATATTCTGTACCGTCTTTTAGATCTCTAAACCAGTATTCCACCTCAGTAGCAGTCCACGGCTCGAATTTATCCTTACCGTCAATCTGCGTTTTATCTATCTTTTCCAAATCAGATTTTATTTTGATTCCAATCACAGGGTTAATGTCAATCAAATCTTTTTCCAACAACACACCAAATAAAATGGATATCCAAGCTTTATAGATTGCGCAACTTGACGCGCTCCAACCTTTAACTCCAGGTGCAGGATTAAATTTAGCATCAATCAATTTCTTTATATCTATTCTGGTAACTTTACGAACATCATCACTTTTATCAATTGATTCCAGATAAGTTTTCAACTGATTATTATAAAAAGATGTTAAACTGGATGCTGTACGTTCTTTGGAAGGTACTGGATTTAACCACCCTTTTTCTTCTTTGGTCATTTTGATAGCTGCATCAATACTGATTTTAGCTTTTTGAGCTTCATCAATGATTTCTTGCTGTTTTTTGATTTTCGACTCTAATGATTCCGCACGGCTGGAAGGATTGATTCCTCTCTCCAAATCTCGTTCAACTAGCAATAAAAGTTTCTTACCAAGCTTCACCCTTTTATCTAAATCCTTTTCTGAGTTTAAAGATATATTGTAGTTTCTTTTCCCGTGTTCCCGCCCCCTGTAAACAGTTTTATTTTCAAAATGTAATAGATAACCTACATACCATTTGGTATCATCAGTAGTATTCAGCTGTAATTTGGAGTAAGTAAAGGACAGTTCAGGAGTAATTTTGGATCTGGTTTTCAT